ATGAGTACTGAACTGCATCGTTGGCGTAAGGGCGCCACTACAGACGAATGGGCGCAGCTCGCAAAACTGGCAAACACAACGCCGTGCGTTATTGACCAGACGTTTACGGAAATCGTCGCGCATCACCAGAAATGGCATCGGCGATCGAAGATGCCAATGAAAGAATTTCACCGCCAGGACCCGGTGCTCAAAGAGAGCCTGAGCGGCTCGCCGCGAAACAACACCGCGGCATAACTAATTACATGAGAGGAAGTATCGCAAATGGAGACCTTTAACAACACGCAACAAAGCGGGAGGCACGACGAATTGAGAGCTGCGCAGCGGCAAATCGCAGATCTTGGGACAAACTGTGATCGCCGAAGTAGCTGGCGAACAATCAACCGTAAGCCGGTGGCGGGAGAACCTGGTTCCGAACATGTCGTTGCGCTGGCCATCCTGATTTCGAACAGGGATGGAGGAAGGGAGATTTTGAAGCATGAACGCAGTAGGGCGAAGCCGCGGTGCGCTAACACCAACGTTTTCAGGCGCAATTACGGCAGTAATTACGAGGTCATTATGACAAAGAGCAATCCAAAACACCGCACGGGAGTCATAGCTATGTCGAACGTCGCCTATGCAAACTTTGCGGCGCATTCTGCCGTCAGGAGCAACCGGATGGAGAACCAGAAACCGATTCATCCTGTTGTACCGGAGTGTTCTGAAGCAAACCCGGTCGAAGGACGTCTTCTGCGCACGCTGTGGAAAAACCTGCTGCTGTTCTGCCGCCCGCCAGCCTTTACACAGCAAACTTCAAGGCGCCAATGGCCGCTGCAAAACCGGACAACTGGTCACCACCTCAGCCGATCCGGCTGAATTTATGCGACAGGAAGGGAAGCCATGCAGTCGCCACGCCGTGGACAGGATGCTTGATGTTTTCGAGCGTGAAGGGATGATTTCTCGTTCCGGAGAGAAGCGAAAAGGCTCTGTGATAACCATCACAAACTACGCTGAATATGCTCAAAAATGGACGATTTACCTGAGCGTTTCACCGCGCATATCTCCGCGCTTAATGCCGAGCATGGCAAAACCAGTGCTGGCGCGGCTTCGGGAAGATGATGCCGCGCATAACGGCGAGCATTTACCCGAGCGTTTCACCGAGAATCATGAACAACAATGTAATAACAACAATAAAAAACATTAAAGATCTTCGTCCGAGAATTTACGAATCCTCTGACGAACGCCTGAAGAAATTTTTATCAGCTCATCCTGAAGTTGCGATTCACACACCATCCGGTGCGAAGTGGGGATCGGCTGAAGACCTAAAACCGCCCAGTGGATTTCCACCGGTGAAGCTGATTAACCCAACCCGCAAAGCCCCGACATGACCTCCTGGTCTAACACCGTTCGCCTGATGCGCCAGATAGACAACCGGTCGCACCAGACATCTGCGCGCTGTACGACTGGGCCAGTAAGCACCACTTCTGGCAGACCAACATACTGAGCTCCGGAAAGCCTGCGTAAGCAGGGACAAGCTGACGATGCAGCGCAGCGCTGGTGGTGAGCAGCGAGGCGGAAAGCCGGATCTGACTTCAACAACACTGACTGGGCCTATGAGGTGCTTCGATGAAATCTCTTGCAGAGCAGATGCGTAACCACGACCGCGAGCAGATGAGCCGCATGGCCCATAACCTGCCAGAGCAGTACCAGAGCGCGCGCCGGTAGAGCAGGTGGCGAAGGTATTCAACGAGCTGTTCAACCAGCTGCGCGCCGCGTTCCGGCCAGCATGGCAAACTTCCGCACCCAGGACGACCTGAACGAATTCCGCCGTCAGTGGCTGCTGGCGTTTCAGGAGAACGGAATCCACCCATGGCTCAGGTCGATGCCGGCATGCGGGTAGCGCGCAGTCAGGTACGCCCATTCCTGCCATCGCTGGCCAGTTCGTCGCCTGGTGCAAGCAGAGCGGCGGGTGCTGGGCATCACTGTTGATCGTTATCTCCGAATACTGGGACTGGCGAAACCGTTCGTTTGAATTCACATCCAGTGAGCAATTCCCCGGTCGCAACCGGTCGTACCACATCTGCGTTGAACTGCGCCGCCGCAGCACAGAACGCCAGTTAACTCATGGTGAGCTGGCGCGCGAAGCGGGCGATCTGCTGACATGTGGGAGAAGCGAGTCACGGAGGGTAAGCCAGTGCCGCCGGTACGCCGGGCGATTGCAGCACCGGCTGCAGAGCACGGGCCTACGCCTATCCAGCTGCTGCTGGCGAAGTACAACCGCAACAAGTCTAACGGATGGTGTGAGATGGCCATAACAATCCGTGAGAGAGGTACTGGCCGCCCTGCGCAACAACCCAGGGCTGAACAGCGTCAAGCTGGCCGAGCTTATCAGCATGGACACCAGAAAGATATCCGACGGTGAGCACGCTGCTGGCCGACGGCTGATCAGCTGCGAAGGCAATACGGCCAGCGCCTGTACAGGCTGACCAGCTACGGCATGCGCATCGCCCCTGACACGATACCGGGAATGAAACATGGAAAGTCGAAGTTAATTCAGCGGACGGAAACAAACGTGATTCGCCGTGAGTGCCGCAACAGCGCGGTGATGAAACGAATTTTAAGCGTATACGGGGTGAGAGCATGAAAAATAATACACAGCCAGCACTGAAAGAACGAATCGAAAAAGCACTTGAGGACTTCACCAAAGGCCGCGCCAGCATGCATGTTCCTCCGCTTGATACCGATGTTGATGTGGTGCTTGCGGAATGCAGTGACCGATTATCAGAGCTGGAAGCCGTACAGAAGCTAATTGATGAACAAAGGGAGGTTATGCGCCAGCCGCCAGTGATATCTCTTACGCAATCTTCAACCTAACGGGCTCTGATTTGAGCCGGTTGAAACCTCGGTGTCATTGAAACCACTGACCCGACTGATACAGCTTTAATTGCAGAGCGCAACTTACGCCGCCGCAGCCGGTAAAGGAGAGCCATCATGAAACCAGCTAACTTGGCACCAGTTTATTGCGCTCTATACCCAGCACTGGCAGAGATAGCACGCAAGCACGGGTACGCGATGGCAATCCACGGGACGATGGCGCGAGACTTTGACCTGATTTGCATCCCATGGGTAGAGTCCCCATCAAAACCAGAGGAAGTTGTTGCAGAGATAACTGCAACCTATGCGACTACAGATATCACCAACCCCGCTATAAGCATCACGGTCGCCTTGCTTACTCAGTGTGCTTTGGATTTGGCGAGTTCTTTGCTGACCTGTCATTCATGCCGACCATCGAGGACTAACCCATGATCACCTTAACCAAAGAACAGCTTATCGCCTCTGCGCACGCGCGTATTGAGTTTGCAGAGATGATGTTGTCCGGAGAGTTAGAGCCTCTAAAAGAACGCACATGGTCAATTGAGCTGAGCTGGCGCGTATCGAGCTGGCATCGCTCGAAGCGGAGGCTGTGGCGTTTGTTATGGCGGATGATTTGAAGGATAGCAGCATCATATCAACGCCAGCATATCGCGATTTAGGTGAGGCGATGGAGCGGACTGTTGGGGATGTGGTTGTTTCTATGCTGCACCTCCAGCGTCGGTAACTGTGCCGAAAGTGCCAAACTCAGTAACTGCGGAAACTTGCAACCTCGATGAGCCAGTGGCATGATTGAACGAAGCTGAATATTATGCTCAGGGATGGAACGCCTGCCGCGACGCCATGATTCAGGGTGCAGAACCTGTACAGACGACTAAACAGTTGCCAGATGATTTCGACTTCGATCGCTTTAACGATGTCGTGGGCTGGAGGCTGTGGCAAGCAATCCGCACATGCATTCACTAACCACATCAACCATCGCTATGGTGGCCCTGGAGCTCAATAAGCAACTGGAGGCTGTCAACTCTCCGGCGATTCCGGGTGAGGTGTTGTCAGCAGTCAGAAGGTCGCCTGTATTCGCGCAGACTTCGATGGTTTTGACGGTGACAGGCGCGGTATCGGTGATTGTCTTGATGAGGCTGAGCAGGAACTTATAGTGACTATTAACAAATACGCCAGCGTGATTGCAGCAGCACCGCAGCAGGAGGTGAAGTGATTATGTCGTGACAGCATTATTGTGATGTCAACGATAAGCAGAGGTTTGAAAATGAAATCACAATCACCAGTGCAGCATGAAGTTAACATCGACGGCAAAGAGTGTGTTGTCACGATAGTCCAAACCGGCAAGTCAACGTGGAGGGCATGGGGAGATTCCTGGGGCACCATATCCTCGAAACAGGTTCTAGCGAACATAGCGCGCTTTCATTGAAAGCCAAAGCTTTAGTTATGAATGGGTAGCACGGCAACTTTGAAGGTATAATCCCCAAATCATCGAGGGGATTGTTTATGTCTGACTGGAATATTGCCGCAAAGCTCAGGAAGATCGCGACAAGGTCAACGTTGACCTAGCTGCCCTGGAGTCGCCTACAAAGAACGCCTGAACATGCCGGTTATCGCTGAGGTGGTGATGCGAGCAGCCCGAGCATTTGCGTGATTACTTCCTTTGAGCGTCTGAAGTTTTATCGTGAGAAGTCGATAAATTTACCGAAAGGTAGCGATCCGGTTTACCTGAAACAGGAGGATGCAAAGTGACGATAGAATTTGAATCTACCCCAGAAGGTGCAAGACAGGAATAGCACATCATCAGCGAAAATTAGAGAACTTTTGGAAGAAGAAACAGCTATAAGTGAGGACGCTCTTGAGGGTGAATATAATCAAGGTCGTCTGATGAGATCGCTAAAGAGATAGCCTACCGAGAAAGCCAAATCGAAAAATTGAAGGCTTACCTGAAGCCGTGAAAGCGATTTGATTTCCAGCAATCAACCCGCCATAATTGAGTCATCGGAACCTGAACAACCTGGTGACTTCTTCGCATTTAAGGGGACTTAAATGCGACCACAATCTGAACTCTCACCTTGTCACAGATGCAGAAATGCACCTGCGATTTTCTGCATTCTGCGTTACCTCGGAGGTGGCGTATGAGGCAACACTACTGCATCGTTAACGACACCGTTAAAGAGAACCTCATCGCGTACATTCGCACCCTGCCGGTAAATCCTCGTGCGCCGATGGTGGTCGAGGCCCGAAGAGACCCGCACCGACAAGCAGAATCGCCTGATGTGGCCGCTGCTGAAAGACCTGTCTGACCGTGTAGTCTGGCACGGCGAAAAGCTGACCCGCGAGGAGTGGAAGGACCTCATCACCGTTCTGGTGAATCAGACCAGGACCAGGAGCAGAAATCCGCGCCGGCATCAACGGCGGCCGCGTTTATTTCGGCGTCCGCACATCCAAATCCAGCAAGCGCTACATGGTCGACGTCATCGAGGCGATTTACTGGTTTGAACTGACCACGGCGTGAGGTTCTCCGAAGCATCCAATAGGCGCATCACCTGGGCGCAAGAATGGAGGGCTTCCCGTGGGTAGTCCTCTCGCACGCGTCATCACCAATGAAATCTTCCGTGTTCCGGCGCGCCGCCAGCGCAAGCCCGCGGTTAAGCCGTCCGACATACCGACCTTTAAAGATTACACCGCCCGCCTGGTGGATCAGAAATGGCTGCGTCTCGCGGCGAGGAGAAAATCAGCATGAGCATGTATCAACGCATTAATGGCGCTGACTGGCGCAATATCTTCATCGTCGGCGATCTGCATGGGTGCTACACGCTGCTGATGAATGAGCTCGAACAAGTTTCGTTCGAACCAGCGCGTGATTTGCTGATCCGGTTGGTGACCTTTGTTGACCGCGGGCGGAAAACGTCGAGTGCCTGGAGCTGATTACTATGCCTTGGTTCCGGGCTGTACGAGGAAACCATGAGCAGATGATGATTGATGGACTATCGGAGTATGGGAACGTCAATCACTGGCTGGTAAATGGTGGCGGTTGGTTCTTCAATCTCGACTATGACAAAGAAGTGCTGGCTAAGTCTCTGGTTCACAAAGTAGCTGAGCTGCCACTCGTCATCGAGCTGGTTACCGCTGAACGTAAAATCGTTATCTGCCACGCTGACTACCCCCACAGCGAATATGAATTCGATAAGCCTGTCCCGAAAGATATGGTCATCTGAATCGTGAGCGGGTTAGCGACGCTCAGGACGGCATTGTATCGCCGATAGCCGGCGCTGATTTGTTTATCTTCGGCACACCCCAGCGCGCCAGCCCCTGAAGTATGCCAACCAGATGTACATCGACACAGGAGCTGTGTTCTGCGGAAACCTTTACGCTGGTACAGGTCCAAGGTGGTGACCATGCGTAAACCATCACGCCGTAAGTGCAAAGTATGCGGCGAATACTTCGTGCCGAAATTCCATGACATCCGGATCCGCTGGTGCTGCCCTGAGCACGGCACAAATCCTCGCAATGGAAGAGCGCGAGAAGGAGAAGGTTAAAGCCGCAGCGAAGCGCATCGCAGCAGAAGGAGGCCGAGAAAGCAGGGCGCCAGCGCCGCGCAGAGCGCCGTAATGAGCTGAAGCCGATCCGTCACTGGGTGCAGATGACTCAGCGCGCCTTCAACGACTGGCGGCGCGAATGCTGCTGGCCGCCGGCCACGGCTGTATATCCTGCGGAACAAAGACCGCCTTTGCCCGGCATGCCGGGCATTACCGCACCACGGCCGCTGCACCACAACCCGCTTTAACCCGGACAATATCTGGCTCCAGTGCTCCGCATGCAATGTTCACAAATCAGGGAACATCGAGGCGTACCGTGCCGCGCTGGTTGAACTGATCGGCGAAGAACGCGTTCTGGCGCTGGAATCCAACAACGAAACCCACCGATACACCCGAGAAGAGCTCGATGGCATCCGCGCCAAGGCCCGGCAGACCTTTCGCGCACTGAAACAGCAGGAGGCAGCATGAAGTCATTCACCCAGTTGAAGCGAGAAAGTTCGTTGCCAGCACCTGGTATGAAACGACACAGCTTTCGAAAAGAGAAAGGCTGTATGCGAAAGCTCGCGAACTGATAAGCGGCGATCGAGCGGAAATTATCTGTCAGACAGAAAACCCTGAATACAGAAAGTCAGCACGGGAGTGGTGGAATCATGACCAAAGCTGATTTCGAAAAGTACCAGGCAGAAAGCGTTAAGCGCGCCAACATGCCACCAGTAGCAAAGCACAGCCAGACCAAAACCAACCAGCCACAGAAGGAAGCCGCATGAACAGTCAGCAACTGGAATACGTACGTCAGCAGCTCATTGTGGCGACCGCAGATTTGAGCGGGCGACGAAAGGGCAGCTGGTAGCTTTCGCAGAGAACGCGCACCACCGCGACGGCGCGCAGCCGGGGGCGAAAAAAGGTATTCGACAAGGATAAGCAGCGCATGGTCAACCCAGACGGTCCGCCGATGAGCGGCAGCCAGTCCCGCGCAAAGGGCTCATCTATCGCGCTGGTGGGGCCGGTGGAGTTCGTGACAGCATCGTGGCGCCGCGCCGTCCTGTCACTGGAAGATCACCAAAAAGCATGGCTGCTGTGGAACTACAGCGAGAACATCCAGTTCGAGTACCAGGTGGCGATTACCCAATGGGCATGGGCAGAGTTCCGGGAGCAGCTCGGCGCTAAGAAGGTGGCTGGCAAGACGCTGGAGCGCCTGAAGAAACTTATCTGGCTGGCGGCGCAGGACGTCAAAGCGGAGCTGGCGGGCAAGGATGTATCAGCACCAGGACCTGGCGGCCCTGTGGGCGTTAAGCCTGATAACTGGTGCCATAACTACGCCGACTACTGGCGGGCCATGCGGCATCTTTAAGCGCCTTGATGGCGATTCTTCTCTGCACCGTGAGAACACGATCACAACAAAAGGCGACTTTTTCGCAGCAGGGTATTGCAAAAGTCAATTAAATGAGCCATATTTGAGTCTACTTTGATATGCTGCCAAAATTACATCGGCGGCATGAAGATGATAGTCACTATCCAGTTTGTAAAATGAGCCCTGGCATCCCGCCGGGGCTTTTTCATTTCTGCACAACAGGAAAAAGCGCTGACCATGCTGGAATGGGCCGCGCGTCACATCGGCGCGCGCGACTAACCACCCGCTACAGATTACCAGCGCTCTTTCCGTTGTGGTGAATGCGCAGGCTGATGCGCCATGACTACAGTAGTGCGCGCTTCATGGGGCTTGCTACAACCCTGAGCAGGAGATCAGCACCTGCCACCACTAACCAAACCCACTGCCTGGGACCCTTCGGCCAACGAGCCGACATTGCCTTACCCCCACATTGCCCGCCTGTCGCGGGCTTTTTTATTTCGGCCGCAGACAATCAATTCCAGATGCCCCGTAGCTATCGTGTATGACGGCCTTTCTCTTACTACGACACAGCACCCCGAAGCCGGAGGTGTGGAATGCAACGTATGAACCCAACAAATGGACACGATCTGCCGTACTGGTGGTCGGCGGCCTTGGGTCTTTTCTCTTTGCTTAGCCTGCAGGATTACGTGTTTATTATCGGCGCGCTTATATCGGCGTTCTTCACGATAAAAACCTATTACGCAAAACGTAAAGAAGAGCGTGAGCGTATGGCTGAGGAAAGGAAACGTACCCAGCTGCTGGAAAACTACTTATCTGACGTAGGCAAAAAACCCCACTCCGATCGCCCGGCCGCCGCCGAGGTAGTTACGGAGGCAATGCGGAGAATTTCCGGTGGCCCAGTTGAAACTGAGTAAGAAAAGCGGCGCGGCGGGTATTGTCTGCTCCGTCGGAACGATCATCGCCATTGTGATGAATGCGGGCCACGTAAGAACAAACGAGCGCGGGCTGGAGTTAATCGGCAACGCTGAATCTTGCCGACGTGATCCGTATGTCTGCCCGGCAGGTGTGCTGACTGACGGTATGGGGAACACGCATGGCGTTAAGCCCGGCACCGTTAAGTCCGACCAGCAGATCGCGGCCGAGTGGGAACGCAACATACTTGATGCAGAGTCCTGCGTTAACCGCTACGGAATGGGCGCAAGCTGTCTGACAATGCTTTCGGCAGTTGTATCGGTAACGTTTCGTGCTGGCTGCGGAAACATGCGCACCTCCACGATGTTCTCTTCTCAGAAGTGGGGACATCACGGCGGCATGTAACCAGTTCCCCGCTGGGTATGGGGTGGGCAAGGTTCTACCTGGTCTGGTTACTCGCGCCGGTAAAGAAAAGGCGCTCTGTCTGATGGTGTGAAATGAGCCGCCTTACCGCCATCATCACCGCGGTTGTGGCGTGCCTGATTGTCTGCCTTGGCTGGTTGGCCATGCACTACCACAACGCCGCCAGTAAACAGCAGGCGCGAGCAGAAATCGCAGAGCAGCAAATTAACGCCGCTGAGTCAGTGACCTTCTAACGTCCCGCCACCATGACCATCTTCAACACCATATCCGAGGCCAATCAGCATGCAAAAGAGCAGATCGCACTGGACGCATCGGGAGCCTCGGCAGATATCAAGGCTGCTGTTGCGAACGATGACTGTGCTCGCCGTCCTGTTCCTGATGGCGCAGTTAAGCGGCTGCAGCAATACGCGGACGGTCTACATCAAAGTGCCGGTAGTGCCGCCCCGGTAAACCTGACAGCTGAGACGCCTTATCCCGCTATCCCTGACCCGATGTCATGGGGTCAAAGCCTGACCTGAATGTCAGCCTTCTTTCTGCTCTTGGCAGTGCAACCGAGACAAGGCGGATATCCGGGAAGCAGAGAAGAAACGAGCCTCGCAATAGCGGGGCTTTTAATATTCGATGACAACCCGCACTAAGAACTGCCGGCCGAATCGGCAGAGCATAAGCAAACACACACCGAACCCTAACCTGTGAAATGAGCCTTTGAGACGTCAGTTTAGTGCTGGCGAGCCTTCGGTGGGCTGGCGTTTCAATTCGGCAAAGGTTCATCTCACATGTAAGGAAAACGCTATGAATAATCCGTCAGTTATTCCGGCCTTCGACTTCCGCGAAATGGTTTTGCCATCTAACGGAAAGGTCATCACGACGTCCATGAAGATCGCCCGCTATTTCGGTAAGGCGCATAAAAACGTTCTTCGCACTATCAAGCGGCTGGAGTCAGATTGCTCCCCTGATTTTAACCGGCTCAATTTTGAGCCCGTTGAATACCTCGATAAAAGGCGAACTGCGCCTGATGTACAACATCACGAAAGATGGCTGGATGATGCTTGTAATGGGGTTCACCGGGAAGATGGCGACCGCGATTAAAGAGCAATACATCGCCGCCTTTAACTGGATGGCCGAGCAGCTAAACCGACGCATGGCGATGGGTGAAGAAATGCAGCACCGCTACGCCATTAAAGAAACGCGCTCAAAGCTGAAAGGAACGATCGGCAGCCGGTTGATGAACGAGCGGAAGAAAGAGAAGCGCGTTCTGGAGCTCGAGCATGAGCACATCATGCAGGTAACGCAGCCGGAATTACTTATTGGCTGATCGCGGCATTACAGGAGCCCTTCACTGAGGGGCTTCGATAATGTCAACGTGAGGTAAGTATTATGGCAAAACCGGACTGGGGAGCACTGCAAGACCAGTTCCTCGCCGAGCATGCCAAAACAGGTATTTCCCCTAAAGACTGGTGCCAGGCTCAGGGACTGAATTACGCATCTGCGAAACGCTACATCAAAGTAACGTCGTATGGTGCGAAATCGCAGAAAGAAGCTGCGAAAAAAAATGCGAATTCGCAAAGGGGAAAGGGCGAGGCCAGTAAATCCGGGAAGGTGAAAAAATCCGACCGTGAAACAGGCAGCACCAAAAATTCCCGAGACGCGAAACCGATACGCGGATCGCGCACCGCACCGCCGACAAACGCCTTCCAGCCCGGCAACCAGAATGCACTGAAGCACGGCGGCTACGGTCGCAGGATGCTGCTCTCGACGCAATCACCGAAGACGCGAAGCTGCTCACGCTCGACGATGAGCTTTTCTGGCTGCGGGCAGCGAACCTGACGGCGGCGGAGAATATCGGGCGCTGGCAGGCTGAGTTGAACTGGCCGATGATGACAAAGCGAAGGATCTGCACTCACTGATTTCCTCTGCCGAGAAGGCCATGCACCGCAACACGCAGCGCATCGAGTCGCTGGAGTACACCAAAGGCTCGATAGAGAAGCTTCGGGTTGATGCTGCTTACCGCGAACGCGCCACTGAGAAAGTGGAAATGGAAATCGACATCATGAAGGACGGCGACAGCGACAACGCGATCGTCGTACACAATACCCTGCCGATACCGAAGATGATATGGCCGACATTTACCTCCCGACGCTGCATGACGGGCAGTTAAAGGTCTGGTCAGATTCCTGAAGGTCAACTGCACGCGGTCCGGTGTGGTCGCCGCTGGGGTAAGACTTTCATGCTGTCCAGCGCTGCCGTGACCTATGCTACTGCGCCGTTTAAACGCCCGGCATGGACATCGAGCTCGGCGGCCGTGTCGGCATCTTCACCGCTGAGTATCGCCAGTATCAGGAAATTTACGACAAGCTCGAAGAAATCCTGCTGCCGCTGAAGAAGAGCTTCAGCCGCCGAGAAGCGCCTGCTGTTGAAGAACGGCGGAAGATCGACTTCTGGGTCACCAACGACAACAAACTGGCTGGCCGTGGGCGTGAGTACGAAATCATCCTGATAGACGAGGCGGCGTTTACCAAGTCGCCTGAGATGCTGAGGGAGATCTGGCCGAAGTCGATTAAGCCAACGCTGCTGACGACGAAAGGCCGGGCCTACGTGTTTTCAACGCCGGACGGGTGGACGAAGAGAACTTCTTCTATGCCATCTGCCACGACAAGAATCTCGATTCATCGAGCATCACGCGCCGATATCATCCAACCCGTTCGTTCCGCCGGAAGAACTGGAGAAGGAGAGGGCCAACAACGACCCGCGCGTGTTCCGCCAGAGTTTCTGGCCGAGTTCGTCGACTGGTCCGCCGCTTCGCTGTTCGACGTCCGCAAATGGTTCGAGGGTGAAAATCAGATCAGCCTGTCGATTACCCTGAAATGTGCCAGCCGTCTTTGCTGTCATGGATACCGCTGTCAAGGGTGGTTCAGAACATGACGGTACGGCTGTGGTGTATTACGCCGTCGACACCCGGCCCGGCATTCAGCGCCTCACCATTCTCGACTGGGATGTGGTGCAGATTGACGGCGCGCTGCTGGAGACGTGGATGCCGTCGGTATTTGACCGCCTCAACGAGCTTTCCGGCCAGTGTGTTGCCATCAACGGCAGCCTGGCGTGTTCATTGAGGACGCCAGCATGGGCAGCATCCTCCTGCAGAAAGGCGAAAGCCTGGGATGGCCGGTCAACAAAATTGAGTCCGCCCTGACCAGCAAAGGAAAGGACGAGCGCGCCATTATGGCCTCCGGTTATCACTACCGCGGCCTGGCGAAAATATCCCGTCACGCCTACGAGAAGACAGCCGTCTTTAAAGGCGAGACAGCAAACCATCTGCACAAGCAGGTTTCCCGATTCCACCTTGCCGACAAGAAAGCGCATAAGCGCGCCGATGACCTGCTCGATGATTACACCTACGGGCTGATCATCGCCTTCGGCAGCGGCGACGCAATCTGACGAGAGAACCAATGAACGAAGACGATTTCGAAATCGGCAGCTGCTCTCACCAGAGTTGATGGCATTGCTGGACAGCGACGACATCCAGCCAGTTCCACGGCTGGCTATCAGACCTGCAAAACGGTTTACCTCTACCACCCGCTGGGCGGCAAGATGGTTGATCGCCCGATTAAAATGGCGATGAATGAGCCGCGCACCGTACATGTTGCCCAGTCATATGGGCTTGAACAGCGCCTGCGCGACGCGTTCGAGCGCGAGTGGAAAGCGATGGGTGCTAACCAGCATATCGCAAACGCCGCGCGCATCGCCCGAATTTACGGCGTATCAGCGATCGCCATGCTGGTGGATAACCAGAGCCGAATGAATCGTTGGACTACCGCACGCTGTACAAGCACAACGTCAGCTTTAACATCCTAGACCCGCTGAACACCGCAGGCAGTATCGTGTTGAATCAGGACCCGAACGCCCGTGACTTCCAGAAAGTCGACGGAATCCGGGTTGCGGGCAAGCCGTATCACAAATCGCGCTGTGTCGTCGTGCAGAACGAAGACCCGATTTACCTCGCGTACAACCCAGCGGCGTTCGGCTTCACCGGTCGCAGCGTGTACCAGCGCGCTCTCTACCCTCTGAAGTCCTTCATCCAGACCATGCGCACCGATGACATGGTTGCGGTGAAAGGCGGCCTGCTGGTGACGAAAATCAAGGGGCCAAGCCCGTCGTCAACAACATGATGCAGAAGCTCAGCGGCATTAAGCGCATGATGCTGAAGCGCGGGAAGACGGGGAAGTCCTGCAGATCGGTGACAGCGACAACATCGAGTCAATCGACCTGAGCAACCTGAAAAGCCTCTCGACTCTGCGCGTAAGCAATATCCTGGAGAACGTGGCCGCCGCCGCAGACATGCCGGCGATCATCCTCAACTCTGAGACGTTCGCTCAGGGCTTCGGTGAAGGCACTGAAGATGCCCGCGCCGTGGCGGTCTACATCGACAACATCCGCGAGTGGCTGACCAGCTTTATGCGTTCTTCATCCGCGTGTGCCAGTACCGCGCCTGAGCATTGAGTTCTTCCAGTCGTTGCGTGCTGACTTCCTGAGCTGAAAACACCTACAGCGTGTATTTCGCGAGCTGGATAAACAACTTCGAATATCGCTGGCCATCCTCCTGAAAGAGCCGGAAAGCGAGAAGGTGAAGGTCGACGAAACGCGGTTTAAGGCTATCGTCAGCATGCTGGAAACGAAAGCTGCCGCAGCTCACGGCTGATCCGGAGAACCGCGCGACGCTGATCGAGTGGGCGTGTGAAAACGCCAACGCCAACGAGAGTCTCTTCCCTCAGCGGCTTAACCTCGATTACGACTCACTGAAGGAAAACCCACCGCCGGAGCCGCCGAAAGCTGAAGAGCCGGGCGGCGGGATGATGCTATGAGCAAATTCTCCAGAACAGTAAGGGAGGCGGTTAAATTCTTCTTGCGCAATGGCTATACCTCGAGAGAGGAGCTGGAGCGATGGCAGGGAATTATTCGCCAGGCGGCGGAAAGCGAAACCCATGATGACTACATATCAAGGGTGTCAGACAAGCTTAGATCAACCTATGAGATGCAGGTTAACAGGGCTAAGGCTCTGGATCGGCATCCAGGGTTGTCTCGCTTTACTCTGAATTACATGGAGCCGAAGTTAAGAAGCGAGCTTGATAGACGCATCCTGGCTAGCGCCGACTTAATTAAGTTAAACCGCACAGGAGCGATAAACAAAACAGTCCAGAGATTTAGGGTGGGCTACCAGCATCCCTGTGTAGGATTACGTTGGAGGTGGACTGTCGCCATCCTCCAAAAGCGGGGTTAATTACAACTGTGATCACATTCAGAAAAGCGCCTTGCAAATTGATTTTGAAGCGCGCCGGGTGATGATTGATCAGAACCATAAACTCATTGCAAACATCGACAACATCATAGCTGCCAGTAATAACGCCATAGCTGCCGAGTGGCATAGTCACTGGCGGCAAGCGGGTTATGACTACAGGGAAGATCACAAAGAGCGCGATAAGGTGGTCTATCTCATTCGCGGTAACTGGGCGCAAAAAAACGGTTACGTGAAGGTGGGGCCTTCCGGGTACCTTGATGAAATTACGCAGCCCGGTGAAGAGGTTTTTTGCCGGTGTTACGTAACCTATCTGTACAACCTCCGGAGTATTCCTGAACACATGCTGACCCAGAAGGGGCAGAAGTTCATGGCGTCTATGAAATAAGCATAGGAGCATTAAAACGTGGCTATTTTTGGCAGCGGGATAATGTTCCGTCAGGGTAAGTTCGTCTTCCTGATCCAGCGTTCGGATGATGGTACCTGGTGCCCGCCTGGCGGCACGGTAGAGCCGGGCGAGCTGGCTATTGATGCCGCGCGCCGCGAGGTACTGGAAGAGGTGGGTTATCAGTACGATGGCCCGCTCACTCCACACAGCGTATACGGCGATTATCTGACGTTTCGCGCCGAGGTGCCGGAGAGGTTCGAGGCGAAGCTTAACGACGAATCGCTGGCCGCCGGATGGTTCCACATTGACGACCTGCCCAAGCCGCTTCATCAGCCCTTCGCTGAGATGCTGGCGCAGCAGGCGCTCAATGAAACCGAGGTTGCCGCGCTCATCGCTGACGGTACGCTAAGCAGCCCGCAGTTCTTTATCAACATGTGGATGTTCGCCATCCGGGTAACCGGAACAGGGTTACCCGGCGCTCTGCAGATCAACAGATGGCCTTCCGTAACCCGGATGACTATCTCACCCCAGAGTTTCTCCAGCGAGTTGCCGGTGTACCGCTTATCTGGCTGCACCCGGAGAAAACAAGCTCGATAGCGATGAATTTGCGAAGCGTGTTATCGGCACCCTGACGAACAGTTGGGTTGCTGATAATGGCGAGGTCTGACTATTGGCCGGGTGTACGACGCTGAAGCCGCCGAAATTATGGCGACACGGCAGCTGAGAGTACCTCGCCAACCGTCACGTATAGCGAAGCGCAGGACTCAATCATCAAAATCGACGGTCAGCCTCTATTGGTGGAAGGTTCCCGGTATTGCTCGACCACGTTGCAATTTGTGAACAGGCGTATGGGACAAGCTCCTTGCCCCTACTGGTGTTAAATCTGATTCCATTCCAAACGAGGCTGAAAAGATGGACGAGGAAAAAATCGTAGCGCTGATTAACCAGACGCTCGACGCACGCATGGCTAAGGCTGACTCAGAAGAAGCAGACCGTAAAGCCAAGGCCGATGCCGAAGAAGCAGCCAAGAAAGAAAAGGCTGATGCTGAGGCAAAGAGGCCGAAGAGGCGAAAGCCAAAGCTGACGCGGAAGAGAAAGCCGCGAAGGAAAAAGCAGACGCAGAAGCCAAAGAGAAGGCCGACGCGGAAGAGGCCGAACGCATGGCGAAAGAAAAGGCTGACTCTCAGCTGCGCCAGGAGATCGCCGACCTGCGCTCCCGCATTCCAACTGAGTTGAGCGATGAAGAGCGTAACGAAGTCGCCGACGCACAGGTGAAGGCCGATAGCGTGTTCTCCTGCTTCGGCAAGCGCGCGCCGGTGCCACTTTCTGGTGAAAAGCCGCTGGCATATCGCCGCCGCCTGATGATCCAGCTGCAGGAGCATTCGCCTGACTTCAAATCCGTCGACCTGTCCTCCATTGCTGACTCAGCGCTGCTGAGCGTGGCCGAGAAGACGATCTACGCCGACGCGCAGAAATCGGCAAGCCTGTCTGTTGGCCCTGGCATGCTGCGCGAAATTAAACGCGCTGATGCGACCGGTCGCCAGATCAGCACCTTCGAAGGCGATCCTGCTGCCACCTGGGCTCCGTTCCAGTCCGGCAAGCGTCAGGTCACCAGTTTCAACAACCAGGCTTAACGGGAGCTCTCAAGCATGGCTACTTTATCTCTTAACCCGATGGCAACCACGAACGCGCTGGGTTCCTTCGGTGTGCAGTCCGACGGTTATATTCAGGGTGTGGCGCTGGATGACCCGGCCAACCGCTTTAACCTTGCGGCGGGTACCGTTGCTGCAACTGAAAACAAACCTCTGTGGGGCGGTCTGCCGGTTGCAGAGCTTCTGCCTGGCACAAGTTCAAGCCCGCGCGGTTCTTATATCCGTCGCGCTGTGTCTGTTGCAGAGCTGGAAGGCTTCACCGTCTTCAACCAAGCTCACAACGGCCTGACAACTCCGCAGTCTCCGGTTCCGCTGTACGCATCAGGCATGAGCGTTTCGTACTACCGCCTGGGTTTAACATGCGCGTGCCGCTGAAAGCCTCTGCGCAGGTTGTCGCGCTGGGTACCTCTGGCGCATCAGTGAAAACGCCTCTGGCCTGGGACTTTGTGAACAACCAGATCACCACCGCGGCCGCGGCTGGTTTCGCCGGTTCTGATATTGCGACAACTGCTGTGACCTATGCCAATGGCGTGGCGACAGCGGTAACCGCTTCAGCTCATGGCCTGACTGCTGGTCAGTACGTGAAAATCAGCGGCGTTGTCCCTGCTGCGTACAACGGCACTGTGGTTGTGCTGTCAGTCGTGAACGCAACAACCTTCACCTATGCCCCGGCAACTGCACCAGGCGGCGCTGCAACCACGCAGGGAACCATCGGCGCAGTTACGCTTTCCGACATCACGCTGCCGGTAAAAGTGCTCGCCATCGAATCAGGCAACCCAAGACTGTCAGCTATGACAGCGCGACGGGCTTCCTGACCTGGAATAACACCGACAGCTGCGCGCTGGTCTTACTTTAATCGGGAGCTGAATTAAATGGCTGCAATTACCCCCAGCTACACCATCGTCAATCCGTCGTATATTGCGCCGGAGATGATCATTGGTTACCAGCAGGCGTCAGGTGCGTTTGAAACCATCGCCAGCGGTAACCCGCAAGTCCGTCTCGGCGTAGGCGATCAGTACGTCTACATGCGCCGCCTGGACATTCGCACCCAGACCACTTCCAGCCAGTCCGGTAACGGTAACCAGCTGCCGAGCGTGGCGCTGGATGCGAAGATGATTTCAACCCCAACCTACCTGTTCCGCTGCCGTGGTATCTACGATCACCATGACATGGCCGCTGCCGGTAACTGGAACTTTGCACTGCCGGAAGCTCAGCGCCTGGGCATGCGTCAGGGCATTTTCCAGCAGCTGCGCTCTGCTCTGCTGTACGGTATGAACCCTGCTGGCGGTGAAGGCCTGCTGAACACCGCTGGCGCGACGACCGAGTCCCTGCCTCCGGACAGCAACGGCAACACCACTGTGCTGACCTATGACCACGGCCAGATGGCGGTGTATCTGCTGGGCCACGCAGGCAGCACTGACCCGCACCATGCAGCTGGGCCGCCAGCAGCGCGTCGTTATCCTGGCCGCAGCGCGTCCTCGGTGCCATGGAGATTCAGCAGATCGTTCAGCTGACTTCTTACCAGCGTCCTGGTGGTGGTACTGACACCGTCGGCGGCACGGTGAAAGAAGTGCTGAAAGGCGCAAACGTCCAGGTTGACTGGGTGTATGACGATACCCTGATCGGCGCTGGTGCTGGCGGTACCGATGCGGTGGTGATCACCATCCCTGAGGTCGAAGTGCCGATGGTCAACTCTACCGTGAACACCAACGAATTCGCCAAGCTGACCCCGTCTCTTGCCGCGAACGCGCTGATGTTTACCGACATGGCCGCGCCGCGCGAAATCCCGACGCCGATCGCTGGTGGCGCCATCGATGTTCTGTCCGAAATGCGTTCAACCGCAGGCTGGGCAGTTCGTCCGGAAGCAATCACCATCCTGTCCATGGCGTACAGCGCCTGATCCATTCTTTGAAGTGGTTAAGCCTCTGCCGGGGAAACTCAGCAGGGCCTTTTTTACGAGGGTAACCAATGAAGCTCTATATCGCTAACACCACCAAACAGCGCCAGATTTTCGCCTATCGCAAGCTGGAGACCGGCCGCCTTATTCAGATCCCGATTAACCACGGCGATCAGATGATGGTGCTGGATGGCACAACTGAAGAGATTGAAGCGGTGGTGCAGCACCACCAGGTTTATGGTCTGGTTGACTCAACCAAAATCGACCAGAGCCAGGCGTTTGTCGGCCTGTGCTACAGCCTGAACAAGCCTGTATCAGCGTCGGTTATCGAAAAAGCAATCCGCGATAACGATATTCACCTGACCCGTGGCGCCCATGGCCGCCGCCAGGCATCCGTAGCGGCTCTGGATAGCGCGCTGCGCGAAAGCGGTACCGGCTATTCCGGCGAAATGGAAGTCAGCGCTGAGCAGGCGAAAGGCCGCGAAGACAGCGAAGACACCCCAACGGTTAACGAAACAATCGTGACTGAAAGATCCGGGAGCAAGAAAAAATGACAACGAGCCTGTCGGGATTCATCGAATTCGTTCGAACTGACATGGGCGTTACCGCCGCGCAGGCTCCCGACGACTCGCCGTCTTTCTCCCTGGCGTATGGCGGCGCGGTTGAGTGGGTAAACCCTGATATCGCGTGCGTCACGCCGAACCTGTACACCGTTGCCGTGTACAACCTGGGCGCGTCTTTCCTGGTCAATTACGGTACCGAATCGGTATTTGCCGAGTTCAGGAAAGAGTATGGCCTGAACAATTTCAAGGCTGGCGTAATTACTGGTGCCGGGGATAACTCAACCAGCGCTCAGCGCCTGGTTCCAGACTTCTTCAAAGACCTGTCGCTGGCTGACTTGCAGATGTTGCAGGATCCATGGGGCCGCCGGTACCTGATGATTGCCCAGCAGTTCGGCAGCCTGTGGGGGCTGTCATGATCACCTTCCACCTGGGAGTGATTGACGTCCCGTATGAGGACGAAAACACCACGACCGGAGACGTCGCCGAGTATCTGGAGGAAAAGTACCAGATCATGCAGACGTTTTTCGACAGGTACAGCAAAGACATCGCTGACCTGATGGCGAATGACATGGCCGCGTCGCTTGAGAATATGATGGCCGGCGCGCCGCCAGCCAAAGACCCTCTGGCAGAGTCGATGTCCCGATCCATGACCTGTTTGTCGCCTTCCTCGACAACACCGAAATGAACGGATTGCCTGGCGCCTACGCGCCGCGCGCTGGATGGTATATCCCGGAGATTCAAAACAAAAAGGGCCACCGCGCCCGTCATTCATCGATACTGAACCTATCAGGCCGCGATGCGCGCCTGGGTGAGCGGGGTGCTAAATGCCTTCCTGGATGAGTTGCAGCAAACTGCAAAACCGAGCTTAACGCCACGCTGACGCAGGGTCTTGATGACCTGAGCCGCTTTCAGGTGGTCACGTTCACAAAGTATATCCGCAAGGTGCTGCCCCTCGATGGTTTCGTGTTCTGGGTGAAGGCCTCTGTTCTGTCTGACGACCCCAGCAGCGAACCCGATACGGTCGACGTTAAAGGCTATTTGCACCTGACGACGGAAACCATTCAGGACGATGAGCAGCTCTATGACCGGAACGTCGTGACGTTTACCGCGCAGGCGGACATCGACCCGTTCAACGATATCGGATCTGATGTCCTGTATATCGGCGAATTTTTGGCCTCCAGTTTTCCTTCTCCCGTCGCACCGGGCTGAACGAACCGGCCAACCTCTACCACTACACAGGAGGCAATATTCCCCTACATGCGATCGCAGATCATCAACTCTGCCGACGATATCGACCTGTCGGACGTTGTGGTTTCGAGCTCATTGCCGGTATGGCTGGCGCTGAGCCAGTACATGCCAATGTTTCCGGCCATGCTGTCTACGCAGAACCTTTCACCGCCGTACGCAACGGTGAAGTGCAGCAACACCGCCCGATTGCCGGGAGCTTTTACCTCGATGAGCAGCAAAACCAGTATCAGCTGGTTTCCGAGGATGTGACGATCTCCATCACTGGCCTGCGTAATGCCGGGGTTGAGGATTTCAGGTACGTGCAGCAGTACACGCTCGGCGATGACGCGGAAATGGGCGTGATGAATATCCCGGTCGTTCAGGACGAGCGCGTCACGCAGAACGAGCTGAACATCATCGCCATGAGAAAACCATCAAGTTCAAAGTCAACTATTACCAGCAGCGCATGCGGAACGTCGCGCGCAAGCTGATCACGTCAGCGATTCCGTCCATTTACCCGGAGAAATAAATAAATGGCAATTGTTAACATTAACGTCTCGGTGACCAACCCACCGAAGCCCTCTCAGCTGCTTAAATCCGGCGCGATGATCTCCATGGGCGGAACAACCCTGGCGGCAGGCGAGTATCAGCTCCTGACGACAAAGGACGATCTGAAGGATATTACCTCACCAGCTAAAACTATTTCGACGATTGCCTGGGCAACCGGCGTGGTCACCGTAACCCTTTCAGCGGCGCATGGATGGACAGTTGGCGACACTATCCCGCTGGTTATCTCTGGTGTTACTCCAGCAGCGTATAACCGCGCCGTAACGGCCACCGTGACCACTTCTACCGCCTTCACTTATCCGCTGGCGACGGACCCCGGCACGGCAACAGTTATGGGTACGGTGAAACCGTAGCGGCAAACGAAATCATCGAGATGAACAACACGTTCTGGGCGCAGGGAACTACCCGGGCGGTATACGTGCTGGAGCTAGGCGACGTGTCTGTTGCTGCTGCTGTGGCTGCACTGGCCGACTTCATCGATGAGGATATCTCTCTGGGCAATACCTACCAGAAATTCTTCGTACCGGTGCCGCGCGAATGGGATGGCGAAACGACGTTTAAAACCCTGACAGGTCTGTATACCAGCCCGGCGTCACTGGTCTATTTCTTTGTCACCACCACGATTGCCACCTATCAGGCCTGGGTCGCCACCAAAAACAAATCCGTGTTTGCGGGTGTCGAATCCCCAAACATCCCTGCGGGCGAGTTTTCCATGGCCGCGTGGTTCCAGTCCTCTCTGGCAAACGACCCTGGATCGTCAAACATGGTGCCGCCAATGGCGTACCGCTTTGGCTACGGCGTAACCGAGTACCCGGTAGAAGGGAATGGCACGCTGCTTAAGCAGCTCCAGGACAACAGCATCAACTACGTCGGCACCGCCGCGGAAGGTGGGCTGAGCAACAAAATGCTGGTGGCAGGACACATGCTGGACGGCAATCCGTTCAACTACTGGTATTCAGTGGCGTGGACTGCAATCAACCTCGAGCTCGATCTGGCAAACGAAATCATCAACGGGTCAAACACCACGGTTAACCCACTGTACTACGAGCAGAACGGCATCGACCGCCTGCAGCGCCGCGCACTGAAAACCATGCGCAACGGCATCAGTTACGGCCTGATCCTCGGCCGCGTGATTGGTACCGCACTGACGCAGCAGGATTTCAATACCGAGTACGAGAAAGGAACGTATGCCGGTAATGCGGTGATCAACGCCGTGCCGTTCGCGAATTACACCAGCCTGAATCCATCTGATTACGCCGATGGCAAATATAACGGTCTGAGCGCCGTGATGACGCCACGCCGCGGCTTCGAATCCATCACGTTTAACGAACGTAACCAACTTTGTAGGGGCGTAAAAAATGGCAAACCCATTAGTACCGCAGGGATTCCTCAATCGTGTACGCGGCGCGGTGTCGGTAACTGACTTTCCTGAGCTGAATGTCACCGCGTCATACCCGGCTAAGGACGGTATCAGCTTACGCCCTGATAATGCTGCAACCGATATTATCGGCACTATGACAGGTACGGTAGGCAGCCAGCAACATATCAGCAGGTAACACTTACTGTGCATGTTCTTAAAACGCAAGGGTTAGCAGCAAGTTATCAGCGTAAATTTGCTACCGACACATCGCTTGGTGAGCTTGTGGTTACACCTGACGCAACAACGTTTGATAACTATACGTTGCTGAATGGCTATCTCCTTAATTTCAACGAATTACCTTTTAACGGGACCTCGGCTGAATTTGTGATCACCATTGGCGGTTACATTACTGTCAATGATAATTTGTGGGGATAAGTCGTGAAAATTGACAAAAGCTCAACCTGGTAACAAACATCACCCGGGAAGACGGGTCAATCGTGTACCCGCATGTGACCCCGTTCCCGTATGAGGTGGTGGAAGAGCACCGCCTGCTGCTGGGAAACCTATTCACCAACTTCATCTCGCAGGTCGGCGGCCTGGGCGCGCTCGCGTCGCCGCAATGATGCTCCGCAAAAAGCTCCAGCGCGAGCAGGAACTGAGGGACGAAGCTAACCAGCAGGCTCAGCAGGCTCCAACCATCGTTGACGAGATCCAGCGCCTTACATCTGTGGTCTGGAATGACGGCGGAACCTGGAAAACAACATCATTCGACGCCGCGATGAAGCAGGGGATTATCTCCCCTGACGAATACCGCGAAGTTGAAGGTGAGGTGGTTTTTTTTATGGTTTCCTCTGCCATTCAGAAAGCCCATCTGATCGCCCCGACGGTGGGATCGGTGATCGGCATGTTCGGTGGGCAACTCGTATCATTGAGCGTTACGGCGTTCCGCGATTCGTTGCTGACGTCGAATCCGCCTACCGATACCCAGACCCAGAGTGCCCAGCCGGAAACGTCATACATACCCTCCTAGACTGGGCGTCGAATGAGGGATTCTGGCGGGTAATCAGGGAAATCACCGGCGAAGAGTTCGCCAGCCCGGCGCAGTACCGCCAGCGTTACATCATTTCCGCGCTAAAAGACAGGGGTTCCTTCAATGGTGGCTAAGTCTATTGTCGATATTGACGTAAATGACGACAAGTTTGTCGCTTTTATGGAGAGGTTTAAAGAATATCAGGCCGCATTAGAGGAACTCCCTGAAGCATGGCGCGTGCTGGCGCATGGCGCCACGGATGCCACCAAAGAGACGGCGAAAGCAAAAACAGAGGGTGACCTTCTGGCTAAAGCTTTTTCTGAGGGGGCAAGCGCGATTCTGTCGATAAATAGCGGGCTTGAGCGGCTTACCGACAGCCTCGACCGTGCGAATAAAAGTCAGGAAGACTTCAACAAGAAAACTCGTTCATCAAAGGGTTTTTTGAGTGACGCCTCGAAGGACGCGAAATCGCTGGCCGGGCACATCAGGGATGCAACCACAAGCCTGCTGTCATGGGGTGGCATTGTCGGACTGTTTACCGGCGTGCTGGGTGTCGGCGGTCTTTTCGGGCTTAACCGGCTGGCGGCCACGACCGGGTCACAGCGTTTCACCTCTCTCGGGATCGGAACGAGCATCGGCGCGCTGGACTCGACAGCCATTAACTACCAGAAGGCACTTGGTAACCCGACAGCAACGCTGGGGCTATTCGTGACAGCCAGATGGATTTGTCAAAGCGCTGGCAGTTCCAGGCTATGGGAATTAACAACCCCGACCAGGATCCGGCGAAACTTCTGCCGCAGCTGATTCGCAATGCGCGAGATATCTTTGTCAAAAATGGCAGCACCCTGCAGGGGGCAAACGCCTACGGCCTGACGAACTTTTTCAGCCTGGATGACCTGAATCGCTTTAAAAATATGAGCGATGAAGAAATCGATGCGATGGAGCGCCGGGCACAGAAGGACGCGAAGTTACTGCAGATCACCGATCAGCAGGCGCGGCAGTGGCAGGATTTCAACGTCCAGCTTGATTACAGCGGGCAGAGCATCCGTAACACGTTTGTGCGCGGGCTCGGTCCGTTAACCCCGCAGCTTAGCAAGCTTTCTGATGCGCTGGCTGGTGCTATTGATACGGTGCTGCAGTCGCCAGAACTCGGTAAGTGGATTGACGGGCTGGCGGGCGGCATAGAGCGCTTCGGGAATTACCTGGCGTCGCCAGAGTTCACCAAGGACGTTGACAGCTTCATGGCTGGCATTGAAAAGCTTGGGGCGCTCATCGGGAAGGTTTACGACTGGGTCGTGGGCAAAACCGACATTTCCGTATCTGATGTGACTTCCGGATCCTCAATACTGAGCGACAAGAAAGTCACAGACCCTAAGACCGGCCAGACTTACACGCCGGGTTCAGAAGATGACCCGCGGGTTTGGGGGTGGCTGAAGGGTGTTAAGCGCTTTTTCTCCAATGGAGACGTTAAGCCTGTCGACCCAACCCCTGCGGATGTCTCAGCGAAGGGCAGGACGATCGCCGACCGGTTCAATAACCCGACAAACTTACGCTGGGCTGAGGGGTACGGCACGCACAACACGAAGAGCGGGAAATTTGCTGTATTTCCTACTCTCGATGAGGGCGTGCTGGCATCGGCGAAACAACTTCAAATTTATGGCACCCGCGGCATCAACACGGTCAGCGAAATAGCGAAAAAATGGGCCCCGTCTAACGAGAACGACACGGCGGAGTACATCCGACACGTCGTTAAAACTACCGGGCTTGGCGCTAACGACAGGCTGAACCTCAACGACCCTGCAATTCTGGCAAAACTCATTTCCGCTATGTCCACGAAAGAGGGCGCCGGAAACCGGGTTAGCGAGGGCGCGGTTATCCAGATATTCAACAACACAGGCGGCAATGCCATCGTTTCATCATCACAGCTGGGAGTGACTGGATAATGGCATTTACTCGCGAACTCTACCGGCTTGGCTTCGAAATATCCCCGGTTATCCTCTGCAATGGAGTTGCGGAGGTTATCCCCGGCGGCATGCTGCCCATTGTGGCTTCACCCAGAGCACAAGCTTTGTGACCGGGCTGATCGGCGGGCAATTAACCTTACCGATCTGGATAAATATTTCTGTCACTGGCGGCCTGTTCAGGGTGCGACAATGGTCGACTACGACATCGCTAAATACCCATTTGCTAACCAGACCGTCGCGGCCAACGCGCTTCTGGCTCAGCCGTTGAGGGTCAGCCTGATGATGGATGCGCCAGTGAACGAGAATACCGGCGCCATGACCAAGCTTGTTACGTTGAGCGCGCTCCAGGCGGTGCTTCAGGCGCATGCCAACCTTGGCGGAACGTATATCGTGGCCACGCCGTCGCTGATATACAACAACTGCATCCTGAAAACGGTTAAGGACAACTCGACAGGGAATGATCCACTCCCTCAACGGTCCTGGTTATGGGATTTCGAGCAGCCACTGATTACCGAAACCGCAGCTGATCAGGCAGTAAACAGCTTCCTCAGCAAAATTGATGGCGGGGACCAGAACAACAGCAGTGCATGGACAAATACTGTCAGCGCGCTGGGAAACACATCGCTCGGTGGATCGGTGACTGAAGCGATAACAGGCGTGATCGGCAAGCTGCAGGGGGTATTTGGCATATGAGCACCGTCAATTACCCGTTTACCGGGCTCGAGAGGAAAAGCATGACGTTCTCGCCGGTTCTCGACGGGACGGTCTATACCTGCCAGATGAAATGGAACATAGCCGCACAGCGCTGGTATCTGTTGATCACCAACAGCGCCGGCAACCCGGTACTGAATACTGCCGTTGTGGGCTCGACATCTACCGGAGGGATAAACCTCCTGAATGGGGTGTTCACATCGACAACCATGATCTGGCGTGAAAAGAACGGGCAGATTGAGGTAACGAGCTGATGCGCTATTACGAAATTAACATTTTGATGGCGACACCTTAATCCAGCAATATTCCAGCCTGAAAACGGAGTCTTTACCTGCGCGCTGATGGTCGAGTTCGACATCATGCGCTTTGGCGAATCAACGCCGGCAGGGGAAACCCACCTTACTGTATGGGGTATAGGTCCTAAAGACATGCAGCAGGCCAGACAGAACCTCTACGGCAAGCGAATTCAGGTATTCGCCGGGATGTCTAAAGGCCTTCCGCTGGCGGGCGTATGGGATAAAAAACTCGCCATTGAGGGGACCATTTTTCAGGTGTTCGGCAACTGGCAGGGCACAGAGCTGAGGCTGGACTTCATCATTGTCGCTGGTCCGGTTAACACCACGGCACGCGGGCAAATGGTTCCTCTCCAGCTGACCATGCCGTGGTCTATGGGGCAGAAACTTTCCGTTGCACTGACACAATGTGTCATGACGATGGGAGGGTTTACGCCGAACATAAGCATCAGCGACAGGCTGACGCTGAATTACGATCGCCCCATGTTTTGCGGCTCCCTCGCTGAGTTGGCAAAACCTCAGGGCATTTTCGCTGTCCCGCATCAAAGACCCCGGTTACACGGGCGTTGAAATTGCCGTGGTCAACGGCAACGAAATTCGGGTGGGATAACGACTACGCCAATCACCCCGATCAAGGCTCAAAGACCAGCGCGACGGAAAGGAGTAAAAATCCTGTCCAGATAAAATTCAATGACCTGATCGGCCAGCCAACGTGGATCAGTTTTGGCGTTGTCAGCGTCATCTGCGTTATGCGCGCTGACCTGCAGACTGGCGACCACATCCTGATGCCGGAGAAGGCCAGGCCGATGATTCAGGCTTCTTCTTACTCACAGTTCCGCGATGACTCTGCCTTTAACGGTGAATTCGTCGTTCAATCGGTGCGGTTGCTGGGTAACAGCAGGCAGCCAACAGCAGAAGCGTGGATCACCGTGATTGAGGCATATCCGGCGGAGGCGGTTAAGACAAAATGAGCGTTGACCAGAAGCTTAATTTCGGCCGGAACATGAACCGGTTCGCGGAGCAGAAGTTTAGTGAGGCGTTCCAGGCATCCGGGAAAATACTGCCAGCCAGCGTTGTTGAGCAGAATGGCAATATGGTTACCGTGGCCTTCGAGTTGCATGACACGCCATATGTTTTCCCGAATGTCACTATTCCGCTTTTTGGCCCACAGTACATCCGCTATCCGATGCAGCCAGGTGATAAGGGCATTGTTATTCCTGCCGACACCTATCTCGGCGGTGTCAGCGGGCAGGGAGGCGGCGTCGCTGACTTAACCCCTCCGGCAAACCTGAGCGCTCTGGTATACCTGCCGATCAGCAACACGGAGTGGGAGTCTGTCGACGGGAACGTTGTCACTATCTATGGGCCCGAGGGCGTGACTATCAGGGACCAGGGCAGCAACACAACGTTTCTGTTAACGCCTGACAGCGTGACGATTGCGGCCGTTGATTTGTTTAAGGTCACTGTCGGTAGCACCGTTCTAACCCTTACCGAGGGAATGTGGAGCATCACAGGCCAGAGCGGTAAGTTGCAGGATTCCACCGCCAGCACTAGCCCGGAGATTATGCATACCGGCTGGGCAGCTCTGGTTGCATGGTTGAATAACCATCAGCATACAAACGGGAATGGCGGTTCAAACACCGGCGCTCCGACCACCACTTTCAACGGGAATATCACTCAATGAGAACCTACGGAAGAGATGCAAATGGCAAGTGGGTGCAGGTGGTTCCGGATGAAAATGGCTTCAACGACTCTATCTATCTGACGACGCTGATCCAGAATCTGAAGCTGGCGCCGCAGGAGTCTCCGTTTTTTGCAAACAACGGCATCCCGTCCCAGAGCTCGGTCATTCAGCAGGTGCTGCCTACCTACTATGTCGACAGGCTTCAACGGCAATTTAGCCAGTATTTCTCATCACCGCAGATCGCCCCGTGAGTGATGACCCGCCCGTATACAACATTTCGGCGATAACGAACGCCGGTTCTAAAATTATCACAACGGTGAACGTATGAGTGATTTGTCCGTTAGCTATGACGCAGCCGGGCCCGTGCCGAAAACATCCGAAGAACTGCGCGCAGATTTAGTTTCCAGAGCCACTGAGTTATCACCGGGCATCACTACGGACCTTCCCGATCGTTGATTGAGGATATCGTCGGTACGACGTTGGCGCGCTGCTTATTGCTGATCAGATCCGCGTCGACCTCATAAACTCCGTCGGCCCGCTGAAAGCGAATATGTACATGCTGAACCTCCCGGCGCAGCAGGCAGGAATAAGCGCACAAAAAACGGAGGGATCGACTACCGTACCTGTGACGTTTAGCGGTCCAGCAGGATTCGTCATACCGCAGGGGTTTCTGGTCAGCGACGGCACTTATACCTACCAGATCGCTGATGCGACAGTGGTCCTGTCTTCAGGCGTCAGCTCGATGGTAACAGCCATTGCGACAAACACCGGTTCGTGGGCCGTTCCTGTCGGTTCTGTTAACCAGATCCTCACCAGTCTGCCGTCTGACATTGCCCTGACCTGCACCAACCCGGTTGCCGGCACCCCTGGTGGAGCGCCTGAAACTAACTTCGAGTTTCGCGAGCGCGTCTGGGAAGCTCAGATGTCGACTGTGCAGGGATATCCCGGCTTTATCCGCCAGAAATTAACCGACCTGAGTGATGTTCAGGCTCGTCTTGTTTCCGTAGTTCAGAGCGGTAATGCATGGATTGTGATGTGCGGTGGCGGTGATATCTATGAAATGGCCGGGGCAATTTATAAGTCAGCTGGCGATATCAGTAGGCTCAAGGGCGCAGACCTGAATGTCACCGGGATCACCAATGCGAACCCAGGGGTAGTCACGACTGACATCACCATGGTTTCAGCTCAGGCCGTGATTCGTATCTCCGGCGTAACAGGGATGAGTGGCGTCAACAACGTTGACCTTTACCATTACCGTACTGACCCCCACACTTTCTCTATTGGCATAAATACCACTGCCTCAGGGGCATGGACAGGCGGCGGAATTGTCACCCGAACCTGAGGAATAACGTTGTCACGATCAATGACTGGCCTGATAACTACGTCATACCCTTTGTTATCCCGCTGCAGCAGCTGGTGACGATTAAATTTGAATGGGCGACTGAAAGCGCTAACTATCTGACTGACGCGACTATCGCCTCACTGGTTTCTCAACCGGTTATCAATTATGTGAACGGGATATTCGCCGGAAAGCCGATGAATATTAATAACGTCAAGGACGTCTTTCTTCAGGCGATTAACAGCACGCTGGATATGAGCCTGATTTCGACACTGAACGTTATTGTTACGGTGAATGGTGTAATCACAGGAGTGGATGCCGGAACCAACATTATCAGCGGCGACCCTTACAGCTACTGGTTCATTGCCTCTGACGGGGTTATCGTGGACGGAATATAATATGCTTGAAGATATCATTAAGTCTTACTTGTATACGCAGTATAACGACGATGATGATCTCCAGGCGTTCGTCACTGCGTATAACCCATGGCCCGTGAAATTTATTCATGGATGATTAACGCCAACCTTCCGATATTTGTTGGGGGTATAATGCTGGTGACCAGTTAAAATGGATTGCCCGTGGGATTTATGGCGTTACCGCCGGTGCTGGTCAGTGGAAAGCAATCGATTTTCGACCGTACAACGCTGTTCTGTTCAACCAGTTGCCATTCAATGGGCGAAAGGTGGTTAATCAGTCAGAGCAGGTTGTCGTTTCAGACGATCTGTTTAAGCGAATCATGACGTGGAATTTCTATAAAGGTGACGGGTATTACTTCACCATCCCATGGTTAAAGCGCCGGATAATGAGGTTTCTTACAGGGGTTGATGGCGTTGACGTCGTTAACGATCAGAGGTGGAGTATTTCGGTTCTGTTTTCTGATTCTGGAGCGAGCATATCGATCATCAAAGGGTACAGGAAACTTACCGATGCCTCCATGTTCAATAACTTTTCCTACAATTCACAGACGTTTAACCAGAAGAAAAGCCTTCTGATAAAAAGCACGAACTACGAATATGCATCGTTATTCAAGCAGGCCTTTGATAGCGGCCTGCTGCATATGCCATTTTATCAGCCCGTTACTGTAACCATTATCGGCTAGAGTTATCCCGGCGATCTATTGCCATGTCAGTGTAATACTTAAGGCACTGGCATATAACAAGCAACATGATAATGGTAAAGAACAGAGCGGCGCTGAACTTTATATTTTCAAATGGTGGAATTCCTTCCTGAATCCACATGTTGAAGATTAAAGCAATAAGGAACATCGAAAGCAAAATTGTTATTGCGCTAACTGATGATAAAAGAAATTTTGTAATAGCAACTGACAGATTATTCATTCTGAATCCCTCGTTAAAGTTTAATTAATTTTACCACTAAGAACCCGCCTTGAGCGGGTTTTTTGTTGCCCAAATCCCGGAGGATAAATGGCACTCACACTTTTAGCTGCCAATAATGCGCAGACTGTGCTGGCGGCAGGAATTAGCGCATCAGCAACTTCGTTGACTGTTAACTCAGGAACCGGGTCATTGTTTCCTGCGCCATCAGCCGGAGTAAGTTTTTTTAAGTTAACCCTGATTGATGCGGCAACCGGGCAACTCACCGAAATCATGCATGTCACCGCGCGCACTGGTGACACCATGACGATCGAGCGCGGACAGGAGGGCACCACAGCCCGAGCATGGTCTGCGAATGATATCGCAGCAAACATGATGACCGCCGGAACGCTGTCTTACCTTTTAGCGAATTTCCAGCCACTCGATCCGACGTTGACGGCTATTGCCGCACTTGTTGGCGCAGCAAAACAAGTTACCGTACTTCAACGGACCGGACACGGCAGCGCTCACCGATCTTACGGCTGTTGGCCGTGACATTATCGGCAAGGCTACTGCTGCGGATGTAGTTTCCTATCTGGGTGTTGGTACCGGCAGGCTTCTCGGAGCGCCAAAAGTATTTCTCTCAACTGGAACATATACGTCAACACCCGAACGAATGCCGTTCTTGTTCATGCGCTGGGTGGCGGCGGTGGCGGCGGCGGATGTGCGGCAAACCCGGCAGGTCAGGCATCTGCAGGTCAGGGCGGAGGTGCTGGAGCGTTTGGAGCGGGTTGGTACACTTCAGGATTTTCCGGTGTAACGGTTACGGTTGGCAATGCAGGTGCAGCTGGTACCGCTGGCGGAGTATCTGGTGTTAACGATGGGGGCAATGGCGGGACAACATCATTTGGAAGTCTGCTTTCTGTATCAGGTGGCGCAGGTGGTAAATCAGGCGCGAGCCTTGCTCTCGTTGCTATCGGACAAAGCACAACGAACAACACCGCCACAATTACAGGTGCCAACCTCTTTTCCTATCCCGGAGACGACGGTGAATGCGCAATTCTTGCAAGAACTGCAGGGGTTGCAGGAGGGATTTCTGGCCGGGGGCAAGTTCGAAATACGGAAAAGGAGCAGGAGCCATTTCTGGTCAAGGAGATGGATTAGCGGCTTCCGGACGTGGAGCAGGTGGTAGTGGCGGTATTTCATATGCTAGTTCTGCTGCCCAAGCTGGCGGAGCGGGTACTGGTGGTATAGTCATTATTTGGGAGTTCGCATAATGCAATGGGCATTGATAAAAAACGGCGTAGTAGAAAACATCATTGAATGGGAATGGGACGGGTCAGAAGATACCGACTTATTTAAGGATTATGTTAAGGTCGATGTGACAAATATTCAGTGCAGAATTGGGTGGGAGTGGGATGGAGTAAGTTTTTCAAACCCGAATGCAACACCTGGCCCTACCAATATTGATTTATACAAATCTGAACTAAGGATTTTGAATGCACAATATAACGCTGATATATCGGCATTAGCGTCTGCATGGGGGAGCGCCGGACTTCTCGACGGAGCAAATGAGGCGACCAAAAAAACGCAACTCCAAAATGCTGCAATCAATCGTCAAAGTCAAAATGTTGCAGATATTGCAGCATTGAAATTAAAATACGGGGTGTAA